ACGATTTCCCATAATGGGATATTGTCGATCGTAAAGCCGGTTGTGTTAGCAATGACCGCGCCAGCGGCATTGATCTGAATGTAATTTGTGGCATCATCGGTAAGCGAAATGAATCCGCCAGCTATGACAACGGAAACATCTCCGATATAAACAATTCCACCATAATAACCGATGGATAAGCCGGACTCTAAATAAATATAAAACTGCGAGAAATCCGCACCGCCGAAAGCATCGGCAAGCAGTTGGTCAATCCGCAGCAGAGACGAGCGGATCACATCCCCGGCGTGTCGGTCGCCCTGGTTGGTCAATGGGATTGCATAGTTGGGGGAATAGTCGCGGGTGACGACATAGATCTCCCCGGCGTGTTCGGAAGGATAACCTGCGGCAAGCAGTAGCTCAGTATCGCTAATGACCGCCGCTATGGGGTAAAACACGGCGTCCGTTCCGATGATGATTGTGTCGCCGGGGGATGCGTTTGTCAGCCATGCAGTCCCCGATCCCAGAACGGTGAACGTGACTGCGTCCCCGCTGGCGATATAAGTTGTAACTGTGCCGGTTCGGTATTGTGCCATTGCAGCCTCCTAATAATATCAAGACAAATAAAAATAAGAGAATGATGTCAATATAAAACTTACGCATGTTTATAAACTCCGTCAACATAACCAAGCGTGTGAATATCCAAGTCGGTATATATCCAATGTGATGTCTGCGATAACATTCCGCTCTGATCCGAGGAATAATAAAATTTAACATAGCATGAATCGCCCGGGAAAAAATCAAATTCATCAGACAAATTACATGGATATACAACCGTGTCCCAAATTTCAGAGTCACCCGCCCCAGCAGGCGTTATAAGACTTTTGCGTTCGCTTGTATAAATTAAACGGTCAACGGCACCCTCTTCTTCATAAATTTCATAATAAACCTCGACTTCCGATTCTATAACCCCGTCCTCTTTTGCATATATGCGAACTCTTAAACCTTGTCCTGGGATTTCTATTTCTTGAGTGGAAGAGGTTTTGTATAATTCATCGGACTTGTCATCGCCACAAACTTTTATATCAGAATCCCAATTCGTCCATCCCGTCGGCCCCCTGAGTTTCGTGCCGATTATCTGGTCATCATCATCAATATAATCAAAAGAAATTGTGAGTTTGCCATCCCCATCAACAGCGAGAAATTTCTTCCATGTCCCGCCATCATCATGTGATACGTAAATCCCATTTTCGTCCATGCGGAGTTTGTTCGTTGTCCCACTTGCAGGACTTAAACAATCAAGCGTTATGCTCCCGGAAGTCAAATCACCCATGATAGCAGTTAGGGCGTCAAGGCTTGTAACATATATCGAGTCTGCCAAAATTGAATGCGTGTAGATCCGCCCGCCGTCTATAAATGTGGCATCCCCGGAATGAGACCAATCGGAAAGGAGAGTTTCGGAGCTGTCCGCCCCACCGATATAGATTTTGCCTGGTTGAATCAGTGTAACCCCTGTGTTTATCATGGCGGCGGCTTCGAGATATAATACCCATTCACCGCTTGCTATCGTTGTTGCCCCGGCGGAATCCGCGCGATAGACCAGGCCGGAAGACGGCTGGAACCACAGATCGCCCTCCCATTGCGACTCCGGGATTGCCTCCTGGAAAAATGTTATGTTCACGGGGAAGTCGATTTTTGAGAGTGCGATTGTTCCCGCCTGAATACGGTCGGCGGAAAGAAAACCGGTATTGATTTTCGAGGCATCAAGACTTGAGATTTTCGCATTGTCAACAGCCAAGTCTTGAATATGAGCATTTAGTATTGCGGCGTTCATGATATAAGCAGACCCGACAACCAGGTTCGCCATTGCGTTCCAGGCAAGGTCATGAGCGCCGTCCAGGTTCGTGGCAATGATATGGTCATCATCCCCCATGCCGCCGGTTATTTCAGTCGGATGTATTTCAGACTCGTGATAGTTTGACGGCCAGACGGTTGCGCTCCCAGGATCATCATAGACCCAATAAACGAACTTCTTATCCGATGACCCGGCGGCAATTGTGTACTTGACGCCATTGTAATAGAGGAAATGTTCGTTCCACGAAATAGATCCAGGGACGGGCGTATCATCCTGCCAGGCGTCCGATTCGAGAATCGGAATTTTTGTGAATATCTTGGAGGCGGTTATGGCAAATTCCGCAATGTCTGTTTCTTCAATATATCCGGTTGTCGCTCCCACTGCGCCAGAAGGTGTCATGTCTGAATCATCAAACAGGTCAAAAGCGGCGACTCTGTAATAATATGTGGTCTGCGGCGGATCGGCTTCGTCTTTCGTATCTGTAAAAGCGTTGGCAGACCCGGAATAAACCGTTGTCCCGGTTGCCCAGGAAAAACCCGGCGTCAGTGACCGCCTGAGAACATATCCATATAAATCAAGCTCTGTGTTTTTAGACCATTGAAGGAATATAGATTTAAATGCCGTGCCGACGGCCAGACCTGTAGGTGTGGCGCATTGCGGATTGTTGACGGTCAGGGTTGCGGCGTTTAAGGATTGCTGGTTAAATGAATCTCTTGCCCAGACCTTGATTGTGAATTCCCGATTTGGCCCCCCGTCCTCCACGTTTTTTTCATAAGTATAGATATATTCAGGATTCTTGACATATTCCTCTCGGACTTTTAAGCCGCCGACCCAGATTTCAACTCTATAATCCTGGAAATATAAGTCCTGGGGGCCACCGCCAAGTCCGGTATCTTCATCTTCGCCCAAAAACTGTTCTTCGTTTGACGAATATTCTTTCCATCTGAATTTCGCATGTTTCCCAGACCAGATAATTGAGTTTCCCAAACCGAAAAGCTCAAGACCTTTTATATCCCTGGGGAGGGCATCAAGTTTAACCGTTATAGTTTCCTCCGGCGCGGTGTCGAAATCGCTCTTCTTATTATTCGATGTAACCGAGACCACTCTGACCGTGTATTCATCCCCAGGAATAAGGTTTTCAATTCTAAACGGCGGTGTGGATGTTTGTCCAACCAGCGTCCAGGAATCGGTATCGCCGTGCATCAAATAAATTTCCCCATGATCCCACAAGCCATATTCGTGCCGGACTATCCTGCCATCATTGATATATGCCCAATCGGGAATATGCCAGTCAACGAAAATGACAGGGTCTCTGTTGACAGAATTGTAGAGGGTTAAATCCTCCACATCCGCAGGCATCAACAGGGGATCGGGCAGTTGGGAATATTGAATCGGGACAAAGGCAAGGGTTGAATCATCATAAACATCCGCATCATACTCGATCAAGCCAAGTTCGACCTCGCCCGATTCCTCGAGTTGAAAATTGACAAGCCTGAATGGTTTCGCCTGAAGATCTTCCTCGCCAATGGTATAAACATCGTAATCTGCCGGATTCGTTCCCCAGGTTGCCGGGGCGATGCTGATAGGCGTTCCCGCTTTAAAGATTCCCGCCGGACTGGTTATTTGTTTGTCAACGAGAACGTCCGTTTTGAGACGAACCCTGAACCAATAGGTTGTCGCCGGGGCAAATGTGATATTTTCATAGAGTGTTATTGTGGAGTTGGTTGCAGCTTTTACCCGCCCGCTCCCGATCCCCCAGACTGGTAGATTATGTGCAAAATTCACCACATCAGAGGGTTGGCAGATTATGGCATCCATGCCCGCCTTGAACTGCACAGCCCGGAAAAGTTGGGATGCTTTTAAAAGATAATTGCAAATGCGGGTTGCCTGTTTGGGAGACGTAACGCCGGGTAAGGAAATCGTGCGTTTATAGAATGGATCCCCGGCTTCAAGAGATGCAGTATTGACCAGGGCGATTATGTCTTTTCGAAAATCAATTTCTTCATTATTAAACTCAATCTCGAAACAGTTGAAACATTCACGCCGGGACATGAAGTTTTCAACAAACGACCCCTTGACAATATTTCCCATTGTGAAGAGTTGGACAGGCGTTTCCGGCTTTTCCACTTTGATTAAAAGCTGTCCGGCAGTCGGGATAATGGAAGCCCGGAAAAAAGTCGCCATTGTTTGAAGTAGATCTAAAGCCCTGTAATCCGTATCAATAGCATAGTTGAGGGTAAACCGGATGTCGGGATCATCGCCGGATGATGCCATATCAACATCACAGTAGGCAGCCTCGGTTAAAAGGATGTTCAGGGAATCGGTATCGTAGGGCTCCGCAAATCCCTTGAGTCCATATTCCGCTTCGATTAAATCACGCATACACCAAATCGGATTGCGGGAAAATTGCTTGACGTCCGTTGCGCCGTTCCAGACATTGACTTTTAGACCATCACATAAAACGGAAATCTGGGGGAATGACCCACTCAATTGCTCAGTTGCCTTGATCTTGATGGCGATCATGGCGGTTCCGGGGTAAGTCAATGTATTATATTTTATTTCATCCACCGCAGAAAGATATAATTTATCTGAATATTTCTCATCATTTAGCGTGCCGAGCTTACTCAACTGAATTTCATATTGTCCGGGTGTGAGGTTGGATATTCGGGATTGAAAATAATAAGGGGAGGTTTTACAAGTGCGCTTGACAAGCTCTTCATGCAATGTCCAGGCGGGCGCACCCACAAGACGGTATTCGATTTTGACGCCAACATTGTGAGATGAGAGTTCACCCTTATCACTATAACGACTGAGCCCCTCCGGGCAACTGAACGAAAGGAGAAGTTCGTCACAGTCAACATTGAACGTGGTATAAATTTTCGGTACTGCAACCCCGCCTTTTTCGATTTCCAATAAATAAGAATTTCCGAGAGCATAATAATTGTGAACGTTGGAGAACCCGGGTACGGGATCTTGTTCATCCGCCCCCATTCGAATACAAATCTCGCAACCCTTAAGGTTGGAAATGGGATTGCCCTCGATCTTGATTTCATCGCCGATGGAATCCCCACTGATATTGTCTATATCCGCAACGAACCCGCCGATTGAACTGAACTCACCTTCACCCAAGGCGATCAGTGTATAAAGATAGTTTTCTCCATTAACACTTTCGGTATAAGCATCGATTACATTGCCGCCGAGTCTAAGCCGCCCGTAAACGATGGGAACTGGCATCTCCGGGTTTGCCATTGTCTGGGCGCCTTCCCATCCATAGGAAGGGGATGCTTCCCCCATGTCCGAGCTGGGGGTTTTGGGCGGACGGGTGAGCAGATATAAACCGACAACCCAGCCGACAGCGACCACGACCCCGATAATTGTCGCAATGGTTGAGCCGATTCCTATACTCATGGCCGCTGCCGCAACAATAGTTCCTATCGTAATCGGGTCTTTGACAGCGGGCGAAATTACGAACTCTTCCCCATCTCTCGGTTTGTATGTTTTCCAATTTTCCGGTTTAACATATCCGGTGAAACAGGAAATAACCCGATATTCTTTTTGATATTCGTCCGGTATGATTTCTTTCAGGTTGGCATCATCGGGACAAACAATATCCCGCTTTTCGAGTTTGCGGGTATCGAATGGAGAATGGTTAATTAATAATTTTATAAAAATCGACATAATCTATAAACTGAATGAAATCTCTTTTTCCAGATCGATCCTTTTTCAAGTTTTGAGATGACTACTCCCATGTGACGGTCAACATGCAGAAAGGTATTTTGTTTGAGATATATCCCAACATGATTCAGGGCGTTGCCCTCGCCATAAAATAAAAGGATGTCCAGGAAATCCTTGCTGTCGGGTTCAATCATTTTTACTTTTCCGGCAATGCAGGAAGTCATCATGTCAGCGGTAAATCTGACTTCCTGCTCGAATGTTTTATAATCTTCATCAGGCAGCTTGATTCCCAGGAAATCAAAAAAATAAATAACCAGTCCATAACAATCAATTCCAAATCGGGTGCGCCCGTGATCCATGAACGGAATGCCGATCAATCGCTTGGCGATCAATTCGTCAATCGCGTCTGTATCGACAGCTTGGTACGCCCGGGTACGACCCGAAACGAGAGACGTTATTGTGTCTGATACATTCATCCATTATCCTTTCGCATGAGTCTGGACTTGTGTCGTCAAAACCTGTCGGAGTTTCATAAACTCCTGCAACATTTTTCCAACACCGCCATCCCTTATAAGTCCACTGACAAATATCTCGCAGAAACCGGCGGCGGGGAAGTCCTATTCTTAACAAATCCGTACCGCCTTTTAAAACAAATGATACGGTCTGCTCATTGAGGCTTGCACTGTCGATTGTTTGGACAAACTCGACATGAGCGGTTGGGTCGTCAAGATGGTCGGCCCAAACCAGGCGGATTGTAACTTTTCTGTCTCTTAACCCTTTATAGGACTCCATATATGTCTGAATCAATTGCGAGACATTCGATACGTTTACTCGGATAGAATCTATCTGCCCATTTCCGCTTTCACTGATTCCGGCATGTTTGATCGGGAAGGAAGTATAAACCTGGGGGGTTGCGGTATCTCGGAAATAAGGGACATTTTGATCATATTCAGCGAAAAATAAATCATTGACCGGATTAGTTGTCACGGCAACTCGATAAAGCCAAATGGGTAGTTTGGTTTCTTTATTTTTTGCTTCAATGAAAGCTGCGCCGGTCGGTCTCATTTACGTCTCTACTTCATTTACGACTTTAAACTCGCAGGATACTTTCCTGATTCCCTTTTCAAATGTGATTTTGATTTCGGAAGCGAACCGGCAAACATAAGAACTGCCGGAAATCGGATCGGTAAAATTGAAAGCCGTCAGGGGGCCGAACTGTCCATCATAAAAACTTCGCCAGGCGGTTGCCTGGGTCTGTGTCAAATTTGGCGATTCGATTCTGTAACCCAATAAAACTTTGGCGGATGTGAGACGTCTTTCCTCTGATGTGTTTTCAAACGTAGCAACAATAACCGGCCAGCCCCTGATTTCCTCAATCCGCTCAATCGCCAAGCTAAATGTATTCAATGGCATTATGCCTCCCTGATTCTATGGCGGGTTGAACCGGACAAAAGGGCATCTTCCGAAATGATATTGATGATCGTGTTGCGGGGCGCGCGGGCTTGTAATGCTCTCGCCTGGGCTTCCGGCGTGATGTGGTTCTGGATGATCCACTGCGGCGCACTCTGAGAAGATGATTCGCTCGCCCGCTTGACATCCTCGCCGGCGTGGAGTTTGTAAATGCCGGTGTCTCGAATATATCCACCCTCTTGTTTGCTTCCGCCAAAGCCTTCGGCCATATCGCCGCCCCCGCCCCAATTCACTTTTGAAATCGCAGATCCGCCACCGCCGGCCAAAGCTTTTATAATCGCCACCGCCGCCCACTCCATAAACAAGCGATTGCACAAGGCGATTGTTTGTTTTAAAATGTCTTTCGCAAAAGCCCGGAAATAATCACTCGCCTTTTTGAGATTCCCTTCAATCGCATCATCCACAAATGAATTGAAAGAATTTTCCAAAGAATCAAGAGTGCTGGTTATGCTGTCTTTCAGAAGATGCGATATGGCATTTCCCCAACCTCCGAGTTTGTCTTTTAACTCTTCGATCTTTTCATTGATCTGATCCAGGGCGATAACATCATCGCCAGCCATTCGTTTCAGGTTTTCCAGTTCCCGGATCTGATCCCGCAAGGATGCCGTTGTATCAATGCCCGCTTTGGCAAATTTCGAGGCGGTCAGATCAAGAGTTTTGTTCAACTCTTTCAGTTTGTCGTCAATCTGCGAAATGGCAAATTGGTCGATGGGCGTGGCGGTCATTAAAATATTGCGGAGCTCATTCAGAGAGTCAATCATCCGGTTAATGTCAGCGGTGGTCTTGATTGCATTCTCGCTCAACAGGATCATTGTCCGGTCTTTGACGAACGGAGTCTTGAGGGGAAATTCCATGAGGTCTTTCATCCGCGCGATTTTCTTTTGGATGCCGTCCCAGAACTTGTTGAACCGGTTTCCGATCCCTTCAAAGAATCCTTTGGAGAACATGTTTTCAAAGGAGATTTTGATCGCCGCCATGTCTTCAAGAAATTGCGTCTTGACGGCGTTGGAGATGTCGGGGATAGATTTAATACCTTCCGATAAAACAATTAATGGGTTATAGTGTTGATGGGTCAACATCCACGGCTCGATGAATTTTCTTATTTTGATAAAGAATTCGGATATTTTTGCTTTCCACTCGGCTTCTTCGGGCAATACGAATATTTCTTCCCAATAATCTCTTTTCATCTTGAACGCGCCGGCCGGGGGAGAATCGAATATATGTTTTAATCCCTCATAAGCGGCTGCCGCGTGTTCTGCGATTTGATCTATATTCCCCGTGAGCAGATCCTCAGTTACTATTGCCATATTTTTTATTTGTTCGTGGACTTTACCCAGGAACGTTACAAGGTAATCCAAGGCCGCCATTACCTTGTTAAAAGCCGCCTTGCCGACACGTTCATAATATTCCCAAATCGACGCGCCGAAATTCTTCATTGACTTAGCGACTTTATCGGTCTCGTCTCGCATCCCATAAAGATTCTGTTTATACTCGGCTCGAAGAGTATAGGCAGCGGCGGCAATGCCCAAAAGCGAGGCTGTCACAAGACCCGCATCGGATATGATAAATTTGAATAAGCCAGTCATCGATCTTAAAGCTAGGCCGCCGACTGTTGTAATTGTCCATAAAGACGTTCCGGCGATTGTGGCAAATGATCCGATTGCCAGGGCGGTCAGTCCAACGGTTTTTGCAAGTTCTTCATGGTTTGAAATCCATTCACGAATCGAAATAACCGCCTCTTTTATTCTCGACGCATATTCTTTGAGTTTCGGCAACATGGGAACGCCAATAGCTTCCGCCAGTTCGCCGATTTCGTTTTTTATCTGAACGATAATTCCGGAGAATGTCTTCGCTTCGATCCTGGAAATCCCGCCATACATATTTCTGAGAACACCCAAGGCATAGGTAAGTTTTTCTTCGCCCTTGAGATTCTTGAGAGTTTGATTTTCCTCTTCTCGAAGCATCGGGACATAACGGCCGATCATGGTATAAATCCCTTCATAAACAAGACCCACTTGGCGAACGGCTCCGGCCTTGTCCGTGATCCCCTGAGCGACCATGTCCGCAGCGATGCGTGTTGCTTCAAGCGATTTTTCAAAATCGCGGGTATAGGGCAAAATGCCCCGGATGAAGTCAAATATCTCCTCTTCTCCCCAGATGGTTGAACGGGTAATTTCTTTGACAAAATCCCCGAGTTGTTTTTGATGTTTGCCAATGTCGATTCCGACATTGCGCGCCTGGATGTCCAGCTTTTTAAATGAGGTTTCCGCTTCTGCGGCATTGGCAGTTAAGACACCGGTCACGGCGGTTATCGCGGCCCCGGCAATGGCGAGATTGCGGCTAAAATTCCCAATCTGATTTAATCCCGACTGGATCTTGGCTTGAACTTTGTCCAGTGACTTTGTGGCGGAATTAAGATTTTTCCGCCAGTCGGTGTCGTTTAACAGGAGCCTTCCTACTATGCTTCCTACGTCGAATGACATTATCGGCCCCTCCTGCTATCGCTTCCCAGTTTTTCTTATAAACTTCATCGGCTCTGCCGTCCAGGATCATTATTTCCTGGGACATATGGAAGAGGGCATTCTTACGACCCTCTTCCGTGGACATCCCGATTGCGACCGAATCGGCAATACGGCGCACGGCTTGGAGATTTACTATTCTTGCCCTGCGCCTCCACCACTCAAACAGGCGGACGTCCATCGAATAGAAATCATTCAGGGAGAAGAGTCCGGGAAAACAGTTCGCTATTTCTGCGATTGCTGAAAACTTTCGATGAGATTTTTTTTTACGAGGATACCCTTTTGAATCGAGGCGGCCATGAAATCGGTAATAAAACCGCAAACCGCAATTTTCTTGATGATGTTTTCCTTCTCGAAAAACTCTGACGGTTCGCCGGTATAGACCTCAAGGATTTCATTCCAGAAAGAACCGGGAATATTATCTTTTGTGAGTTTCTTTTCTTCTCCCGATTTTTCCGGAAAATATTTCAGACGAATGGCATCAACTTTTTGTTCCATTTCATCTGTAATCGTCTCAATCGTGTATTCCTTACCGCCAAGTTTAAACTTGATCGGTTCAAAAGTTGAGTCGGAATCGAAATTTGGCATATCCTTCTCCCTGAATAGATTTTATTATCCGCCGATTCTATAAAGATCGCCGGTCTTCCAGCCATTTCCGTCTTCCCGAACCCGGTATCCCTGGAATGTAATCGGGAATGTTCTCTGAGTACTGACGTCATATTTGATGTCAAGATCCGCAGAGGGCGCCGCTTTGGCTACGGTTAACCATTGAGTTTGATCCGATGTTGCCACTCCACCAACGATCGGTTTGAGAATCAATGGGCGGGCGCGTTCATAATCATCATCTCCGATGGGGACTTTGACGGTAGTTCTCGTTGCCGTGTCTCCACTGTTCCCAGATGCTCCAGGAATAAGAGCGGTCAAGACGGCCAGGGTAGCGCGAGTAACGTCCGCCTTTACAACACAAGATTTGCCGGTAAAAATATTCGAGACCGGCTGGCTTCCTGCGGTCGCCTCATGGACGGGAGCTTTATCATCGCTTGATTGAAATGAACACATCGGATGGTAATCCGCAGCTGCTCCGCCAATTACGATCGCTCCGGCATTGAAATCAAGTTGACAAGGCCCCATATCCCGGATGGGTGATTGCTGATTGGCCATAGATTTACCTCCTACTGTACTTCACAAACCCTTAACAGGGTATGCAGAACGAACAGGTATCTTTCTTTCTCGTCCTGCATCAGTAAGGACGGTAGGGATAAATTCTCCGAGGTTTGAATGATATACTCGGGGCCAGAATCCACTTGCGGTAGATTGGTATTCCAAACTTGTTTCATAAAATCATAACAGGACAGGGCAAGATCCCGGGCGGTATGTAAATCCGGGTCTCTGACTGTGATCTGAATATCAATTTCTTTTTTATCGCCTAGGAGGGCATCGGCTTTGCCGGATGCTTCTGAAACGAGTATTGCATTGTCCGGTGTTTCAACATTCCACTGACAGGCAAATATGTCAATGCCGATAGTTTTCTCAGGATAGAATTGTGCGGCGAGCCAGGTTGTTAATTCCTTAATCAACGCAAATATCCTTTCACCACATCGGCGATGATTTGAAAATATGAGGCGGCGTTTGCCTGCATCTTTTTCAGAAGGTAAAAAGCCCCTGTTCCAGTTGGCGGAGTGCGCCCTTTGCGAGCGGACGTACTGCCAAAATGATATTCCGGGTGTTCATGGAGTCTGGCAGCGTAGGGTGTATTATAACCCACAACGGCAACAATATTTTTCGTGGTCTCGGAGTGATTCCGGCAGGGAGTCCCCTTGCCCCCGGTCGGGTCGGGCGAGACGCCAACAAGTTTTGTTTGCTTCTCTGTGGCAACCAACACACTTCCGCTCCCCCTGAGCGTTCCTTCGTCAAGGGGTGTGGCGGGTATTTGCATTGTTGCATCATTCAATAATTGCATTCCCGCTTTTCCCATCGCTTCAACCAAGACCTGATTCCTGATTTCATCATCAAGTTTTTTGAGATTCCGCTTAACCTCTGTAATATCAAATCTGATGGACGGATTTGCCATTTAACTTCCAATCCGAAAATAAAGGATCTTTTTAAACTGATACATCGGATCAATGGTTATTACTTCATGGTTGATCAAGTCAATAACAATCGAGTCCCCGATTTCAATTCCCACTTGTTTCGTCAATATATCAAGCGTTGTTATCGCATCCTGCCCCTGTGCGTTTGTACGTTTCCGATATTTGGGAATAACCCGGACTTTGATTTCGATGCGGGATGATTCTGATTTCGCCCCCCACTTATCCAGGATGTATTTTACCCATTGAGCTTTTTTACTGTAATAAACGCCGATCACAAAAACCGCCTTTCATATTGTTTCAATGAATCTATGCTCTGCTCGGGGTCGGTTGAGAAGTCAACAAGTTTCTCATAACTGCCATTTAGTTTCAGAGCTTCCCGGACAACAGGTAATAAAACGTGTCGGCATCTTGGATGAAAGGGGGGTCTCTCATCAAGGGGGGGGAAGTCGGCATCTTGCCCGGATATGGAAAATATCTTACCTGCGAATTCGGGACAACTATCCCCTGGTTGATCATCGTGTTCGTGGAGCGAGACCTGGACAAGATCGCTGCCATATTCGAGAGACGTGTTTACAATTGCCTCGGATGCCGCCTCTCTCATGCGTGTGCGAGTAACGAGTTCAGCATATTTCAGGGGATCATAATGCCGCCCGTTAATTGTGACAAGCTGCCCCTCTCCGACCGCCTGAGCCAGGGCTTTATAAATCGTATCCGAGACGGCTTTTCTGGTTGTCCCCTGGATGACCCCCTCCATCAATGCCTTATTTATCGTTTCCTCTTTGATTGCCTGTTGCTGTGTTGCCCTGAGAAATCCGGCGGTAGTTCGTAACATGGACTCATTTGCAGTTACGAGGTCAAAAAGCATTTGGTCTGCCAGGACTTCAGCTGTCTTCGCATTCACCTGGGCGAAGGATGTCTTGAGGGCGCCCCCGCCAAGCTGACTTATTTTCCAAGTTGCAAAGTCTTTTGCGTTTCCCATATACCCGCCTATCATGCCTTTTATATTTCGGGACATTATGATATTGAGCCGGGTGACAATGGTTTTAATTTGAGATTTTATTTGTGTGAGGCGGAATGTTTCTGCGGCGGTTGCGGTTTTCAATCTCTTGTTTATTTCCTTGACCGCCCTGGCATATTCCTGGATCAGCAAATGGGATTCCCGGACAATCAGAGCATCGTTGTCGAGCGGAGACCAGGGGGAGAAGATTGACCATTTAGATTTATAATTCAAATATCTTCCGTTTCATCTTCTGTCCGGGTTGCCTCCGCAACGAACAGTCCTTGTCTATACCTATCCCATGCCGATAGGATAGATATGGCATAGGAGGATATCGGTATCCCATCGCCCTGGTATGTTTCCTGCACAATACCCGCTTGAGTGACATGTTGCGCCTGCAACGCCATGCGTTCGTCCGCATCCTCTTGGTTTTTCAGGATGAAAAAAGCTTGTTCGCATTGCGCCCGTTTCAGCTTGCCGGCGGCGTCTGGGGATGCTGGGAGATTAAATCGCCCGGAGTCTTTGAGTTGGTTATAAGCGGTTGTCAGGGCGGCGGTTTTGTCTGTGTAGGACTCAGACCACATAGCGGAATTCGTGCGGGTGAGAAAATAAGCATCGGCTTCAACCAGGGAGACCCAACCTATGAGTGCCATTTTATTTTTTTCTCCTTTTAGCAGGATCGTTTATTTTCTTAATGCTTTTAATATAAACACCATCGCAACCAATTTTGTCATATTTTGTAGGTCTAAAACTCATCTTTACTTCAAAGAACATTGATATTATTTGATTTATCATTCTTCATATCCTATCGGTATGGTATCCATATAGTATATTTATAGTATGTCTATAGTATAAGCATCCCATACTGATGGGATGCGGATAGTATACCGATTCCCCGTATATCGTATTACGTATGTCGTATCCTAGGACCCTAGGACCCCCTCCTACCTCCCCCAAATTATTTTGCGCAAATGACATACCAGAAGCTTCCAATCTGTTTTATTTGTAGATCCGCCGGGTAAATAAAGCGGAATAATCGCTCAAGCATCTCTCTATTGTAAAGCCGCAGATGCGCCGGTTCCCCCACACGGACGGCTGGCGTGGTGACAACCAGAATTTTTCCAGAGATTTCCCAGAGTGCCTTGACCGCCTCGTCATCATCCATGACATGTTCAATGACCTCAGAACAGACAACGCCATCGAAACTCAGTTTGCCAGCCGCTTCGATAAGTGATTTAAAATCAGGTGTGAAGATAAACGGAATGCGTGGAAATATCCCAGCGGCTTTGGCGATTGCCTGACCGGAAAAGTCGAGACCCGTCCAGCCCCCAGGTGAGAAAGCGTCCATCCAGTTTGTTGAATGTCCCAGGGCACAACCGACATCCAACTTGTTTTTACAAGCGCCCAGGAAACGGACGCAGAAAAATAAGCGGTCTTGATGTTTGGGATTCTGAAGATGGGTATAGGTTTTCCGAGTTTCCCATTGCTCGATAAATTGATCCGCTGTCAGAATTCTTGAACCGGGAATTTGTTGACCTGGCATTTTATTGTTTATTTAGCCTCCAAATTAACGATTAAATGCGTCAAGAGCCTATCAAGGTTCTTGTTTGGGTTCGTTCAAGGATGTATCTAGAGCGTTTTCGCCCTGAATCGATCCTTGACCCGTTTCCGGCGGCTTTTCGGGTTTCGGCTTTCCGCCAGGAATCGTCTCGATCTTTTTGTCTGTTCGGATGATGTAATTTTGCAGAGCGATTAATGCCTGCTGGGTCGCGTTATGATCATTCAATGTCATGGGCGCCAGGCAACAAGCTCGAGAAACGATTTGCAGGGCATCCCTCGGATTTAAATTTTGTCCGTTCATCCTGTTATCTCCTTTTCTTCATATCCTTTTGAAATAAGCAATTGCCGGTTATGTGTCCCGGTCAAAGTATCGCCAAGTTTTAAAAGATTCTCCTGGGTGATGGGTTCGTAGCGTTTTTCCGGTTCGTTGTTGATGAGATAAACCGAGCCTGTGCCATAAAGTAATCTCAGAAAATTGCTTTTGTCTGATCCTGCGCCGTTCAATCCAATCGGCCAGAATTCCAAAATCAGGATCACTTTCTTTATCTTCGTAAGGGCGCAATTCATCCCGATCAAAACATCATTCTCATATCCCTGGACATCCATCTTGCAGACATCGAAATTGAGAAAATTATCCCTATCCCAAGTCAATTTGTCCTGGGGGTTATCTTCACCCTTCAAAAGTTGATCGAGTGTTATTGAGAAAACTTTTTGCTTTTCCCTGGTTTCATCTCCCCACATTCGATGATCGCCCAGGTTTTTGGGATTGAGGTAAAGATCCTCGAAACAGGTTACGAGTCCACTTAATGCCATGCGGAAGGGATAAACGTTTTTCAACTCATGGCTTTCGATGTTTTCAACGAGCAGGGCAAAGTTTTCCCATTCCGGCTCGAAAGAAATTACACTTCCGGTAGGCCCAACACATCTCGCACCCATGAGGGTAAAATAGCCGATGTGCGCTCCTACATCCAGGAACGTCATGCCAGGTTTTAAAAACTTCCGGATTGTTGCGCCAACCAGGGGTTCATAGATTCCATGTTTGAAAAGCTTGGCGGAAACATGGGTGTCCCTGGCGTTCACGAACATCTTGCTTCCATCCTTCAGGTTGGCAATCCGCTTGATCATCCTTTCCTCCGATTCCATTTGTTTCTGGCTTCCTCGGCGGAATAACAACGGGAAGTCCCTATTTCACATTTTTGGCATTGCAGATACCAACAGTTCGGGTCTGTGCGTTCATTGGCAGTGTTGCACAACGTCCCTTTTCCACCACAAAACGGACATTTTTTAATTTTATCTTCTGGCAATTAATATTCTCTCCCCTGATAATATTCATCATAATATTTTTTATAGAATTCCTGCCTGACAATGCGTGCCTGCGGATCTTGAAAAAGTCCATGCCTGCTCGTTCTGAGATTCTCATAACGGGTAACCGGGATAACCCATTTCTCACTGTGTGGAAAACATTTCATCTGCCAGTAAAGATCATTGACCGGGTTCTCGCACCCGCTCATATCATAGCAAAGAAACTTCCGGTTCGTAATATAAACGACCCCCACAAATCCGACTCTCACGGGTTCGGTTATTCTCGAAGCCGCAAAGTGGGTTGTCTGTCCGTAATAGGTATCCCCCTGGAACGTGCGCCCGATGATGCCGAGGAAAGCATTCGGTTTTTCAAGATGCCATTTGACCAGTTCGTTGACGAATCCGGGGAGGGGCATTACATCATCATCTGCCTGAATGACAGGATCGCCGGGAAATGCCAGGGCAATAGCATGGCGGATTTTGTTTCCAGGGTCGGGATTAAATCGGCAATAGGTGAAACGAGGATCGGTATTGAGCTGGTGTCCGAGATCAATTGTCATCCCGTTAGGGGTGCAATCGGACAAAACAAGTTCAATCGGATAGAGGGGCGAATTGTTCAACCAGCCCTCACAAATTGCCTGTATCGTAGGCGCTCTTTCGTCTGTATGGCAGACGATGTGGACAATCGGTTTTATTTCCTTACTATTCATGTTTTTCCTCGATTGGAGAAGGGGGAATTCTGTTTTCAATTGCTTTTTGAATACAGATACTCAATCCACGAATTATGACAATTGCATCTTCGATATTCATTAACCAACCCCTCATTTTACTGTTATAAGGCTTGATTAATAAATGAATTCTATCGGAGTTATCTTCACCCTTAAGTTTCTCTGGATAAAATAAAAACTGAAAATGGGAATCACCCGCAATATGCAAACATTCACGATTGGGATTTGGATTAATATGAATTTCTTTGCCATTCTCCCACTTTAAATCTCCGCCATTTTTAAGATCCATGGCGCCCGAAGATTTTATTTGTATTTTATTCATTGTCGAAACGCTCCATGGCGATTCTTAGATCCTTGCCGACTTCATTCCAGGCTTCGTCCATATATTGGGTTTCGGATTTTGTTTGATTCTGATGATTACGAGGCATCAATTCAAAAGCAGATCCAAAACCATAGATAAATGATTTAATATATCTCATTTTCTTACTCTTTGCATTATCCATATCCCGCGACTCCCGTCCGGTCTGTTGACCTGGTAAATGATTTTAAACCCGCAGTTTTGCAATATCTCTTTCAGATATTTATGGCTGACCAGGGTTTGATTTCCTTTTTGAAATAAACGATAAATTTCATTGTTGATCAGCCTCATTTCCAAAACAAGAAATTCCTTACACACGAAACATAACTTTTCAACAAGTTTATCGTAATGATCGAGCGGCAGATAGTGAAGCATCCCCATACAGGTAACAACATCCCAGTAGTCATCCGGCGCAGGGATATAATGAATCCAGTCCATTTGCTTAAACCGGACTTTCATTGTCCCGCCCCAATGCCAACGGTCGAGATGCCGTCCGGCTTCATTTGCCACTTTGATAATCGCTTCCCTGTTGTCCCATCCCTCGGAATCCTGAGCGCCCAGGAGCCATGCCCGAAGACATGAATATCCCGATTGACAACCAACGTCAAGGTGTTTCTTTCCCCTGAAATCAATGAACTTTAAAATCTGTGACCACTTCTGCGCCTCGCAAGCTGCAACCCATTTTTGCTCTTTGTCCGTCCGTGCGCCCATGTGTTTGGCAATCACCGTTTGGACAAGTTTAACAAGATCGAGATTCCAACCATAAAGCCGGGCGATGCGGAAACAGTAAGGAGCGATTTGGATGTCAAAAGCCTTAAATCCATTTGCCAACCCCGCCGCCGTCCTGTGTGAACCGTCCTCAAGGTGGTTGCATCGCTGGCAATAAAATAATACGCCGCATTTCTCAATATCGAAATTCTTGACAGTAACAAGGCTGTTCGTTAACCATTTGGGGTTATTCTCGGATTTCTTGAGATATGAACGCATCGTATCAAAAACTTTATTTTCATAAGGAACGCCGTAGATGATTGTGCCAACGGGTAGTTTGGTAAAGTCAATGTCGGGTGTATATTTAATCATAATTCTTTCACCCCAAACGGTTTCAAAATCTCCAACATTACATCCGGTCTATCAGACATGATCAATCCCTTCTTCAAAAGCTTCCCCCGCATTTCCGCCGTTACGACAGTCGGCTGCAGCCCCCTCCTGATATGTCCTATATTCTCTCCATGATGAACCACGCAAATCTTATGTTCTGATAGTTCGTGAATTTCCGGGAACGCCCTCGCCCCGGTCTTGCCATGTCTCACATGATGCATTTCATGGAATTTACCCCAGTTCTCATAAACCGATCTGGGAAATATGTGCGTGGCAAAAGGCGGGAACGTGCGGTTGTGATAGGATATAAAGCCGTTATATTTATCCCAGAAAAGGTTTTTCCTGAATATGAGAAAGTCGCAATTGCCGGTCGGTTTGAAATCCATTATTTCCGCCATGCCGTCTTTGTGCATGAGGTCATCGGAGTCTATACGGGTGAGCGCAAGGAAATCTTTGTTGACCGATTGAACCAGCTTTCGCCCGAAGTTATAAGAGATTTCAACTTTCGGATTCCAGCCCTGATAATTGGTCGTGATTTCCTGATTGCGGAGTCCGCAGTAAACCCAGATACGGAAGTTTTGATTTGTCTGATTCAGGAGAGAGGGGATTGTCCACTTGTGGAATAGTTCAAGCCGATGCCTGACCCATTCTTGAGTCAATATCAGGGTCGGGCGGTCAATGTCGAAATAAACCTCGACTACATATTGGACGTTATCCATGTTTTTCACATTTCAATAATATCATTCGAGTCCCCCCAAATCAGTCCTTTGGCTTCCCGCTCTTTTATCAGCCTCATATCTTCCACTTTGCGCACCCGCGCGTCAATGTGCGTCTGGTCAACAAGTTCTTTATGAAAACAGGGGTGATAATGAAATAGTTTGGCGTTCGGATCTTGATAGAATTTATTATATTTCATCGCAAGCCAGTAGATTTCCTGGCAGGAGAAATGATAATATCCGGGGAAGAAGGGCTTTTTTCCTGGGTAACGTTGCAAGAACTTTTGCCCCATGAGTCCAACGCCCGTAGGGTGAAAGTTCGGAACGCCCTCCTGGATGAAGCCAACGACTCCATCATCATCAGGAAAATGCTCGTTGAACGATTTGAAGGCCGACTCAATGGACCCGGGGCTGAATGTGATGTCATCGGTCGCCCAGATAAGACCGTCTTGGACAAAGGGAGTTATGAGATTTCGGGCGGCGACTGAGCCGATATGATCGGGGGAAAGAATACAGGAATAGATTGCCCCTTCGCCCGGATAATAGATTTTGTTTAATATTTCATACCCTTCTTTATCTCCATCAAAAATTATGTGTATATTTATATCTGCAAGATGTCCGGGAGTTCGTTGATTTAAAATGGAATCTATTGTCTTGTCGAGTTTCTCGAATCTATTCCGTGTCGCAATAACAATGTCAATTTCTTTCATATTCAATCAATGCCCTTTCCAAACTCAATCGAGCCGGAGATTTAAATGTTCCAAAACCGTGCCTTTCATTTTCATCATAATTTTTTAAATATGATTTTAATTCGGAGATAAGTGCGGAAATGCACCGTGTTTCATTTCTATATTTATGATAGATCTTTTGAAAATCGGCATTCTGGAAGATCCGGAAATCTGAATCAATATCCGTATCCAATACAATCCAATCCCCGGATTCTGCACAAATTGTTTTCTCATCTATGATCTTTTGAAACCATGTAGGAGTGGGGTCAATCAGATATTGGAATGCCTCAACTGGCATTTTCTGGTATTTCATTATTTCCTCCGTCAAGAAAATAAATCTTCAATACTTTAAACCCCCCGCCCTTGTCAATCTTTATTTTCATTTTTATATCAATTTCTTGAATCTCCTGGATGCCTGATATTGCACAATGACCGGGTTTGATATTTGCTCAGCTGCGTCAAATATCTGTCCATATTCCGGGGGTAAAGATTTCATATCATCAAACAGTGTCGGGTTCTCCTCAATGACTTTTTGCAAGACTCGTTGATCCCAGATAGTCCAGTCTTTCATTTGCTCAGCTTGCCAGAGTTCGATCTGGTGTTTGGCTTTCTCGGTTGGGGGAACGTAGATCGTGAATGATACCAGTTCTTTCCGTGGCGGGTTTTGCCGCTGGCGGAAGAAGGGCATGATGGAAGTGGTTATTGGAAGGGTCTCGAAATAATCAGGACGCCGCTCGAAGATTGCGTCAGCATCGACATATAAAAGCGGTTCACCCGGATATTTATAAATCTGTTCGAGAATGAAGGACGGTTTATGAGCGCAATTTCTTTCCCATGACCCTTGACCTTCGACCCCCACGAT